CCATGTCTGGGTTGCGGGCGGGGATTTGCTGTAGATTCGGGTTTGACATTGAAATGCGCCCGGTTACGGTGCCGCCGCCATCCGACCGTAGCTGGTTGATATGGCCGTGGATTCTCCCGCCCTCGGTATAGCGCAAGATGCTGGACAGGAAGGTATTTCCCACTTTGTCGTATTCCCGCGCCTCGGCAATTTTCTGGGCTATCGGGTGCTCATGCTGACTGAGGAAATTCTTGGTAAAACTGGGAAGGCCGGTCTTGGTGCGGCCATATGGTATGTCTAGTTGGTCAAAGATCTTGGAAATACTTGCAGCCGCCCAGAGTTCAAACTCCAGCCCTGTCTCCTTCTTGATATCGGTCTTCAGGTCTTTGACGATCTTGATGAGATCCTGCTTGAGGCGCTCGGCGGCGTCTAGGTCAACCCGGATGCCGCGCCACGTCATCTCTATGCAAAGCGGCAATACGGAGGACTCCATGTCAAAGACCTGCCATAGGTCTTCCTTGGTTAATTCAATTTTGAACACCTGCCAGAGGTCGAGCGTAAGCTGGGCGTCGGCCTCGGCATACTCACCGACAAAGCAGGCGGGCAGCTTGTATAGCTCGCCCTTGGGGTCCACGCCAAATTCCTGTGCGGCTTCCCGGAGCGCGGCCTCGGACTTCATCAGCCCTAAGTAATCGTATGAAACGGAATTGAGCGAATAACTGAAGCGGTTTTCGTTAAGGAGGGGCGCTGCGAGCATGGCGTCGATCATTTTGCCCTTGAGGCTTATACCAAGGCGCTTGAGCCACCCCACGTCGTAAGCGGCGTTGAAGAAGATTTTATCCGACGGGTGGTTCGCTATTTCCTTCTTGAACCAGCGCGTGACGATGCCCCGGTCGAGGTTTCCGCCGCCCTCGTGGGCAATGGGCAGGTAGGCGTTGAAACCTTCATAGGCCACGGCAAACCCGACAACATCTCCGTGGCCGGTAGCCCATCCCGGCCCGTGGGTCTTCAGACGCGGGTCTTTGGTCTCCAGGTCAACGGCTATTTCCTTTATGCCGCTGGGGGTTGGGGGTAGCTGCTCAATCGGCACCCACTCGGTTTTGACGCCCCATTTGGGCTTTTGCAGATTATTTTTCATGGTCCCAGAATCCCGGACACTCTAATTCGTCCCGTTGCTCTTTATTGACAGGGTAGTTACGGCACACGTTAGGGCGCAAAGCATGGATGGTGCAATGCCAGTTATCCTTCCCTACTTTCTTAACCCAAGGGCAGATGCCAGAAGTAATCTCGTCCCCTGTTTTTGGGTCCATCCATAAATCGGCAGTGCGGTCTTCTCCATCGCTCCAAAAAAAGATATCCGCCGTGTCCAGGATGTCTTGACGACCTTCGTCTTCCCATCGCTGGATGTCTTCTTCTTCTGCGGACATAGTCCCCATGTACGGACCGTAAGTGCAGCACTTGCCGCAACCGGTGCAGTTGAAATTCTCACGGTCTTTTGCTTCTTCGTCCGCCAAAATTCCGGCCTCTCTGAGAACCAGAGGTGCTAAATCGTATATAACTCGTTCCGCGCCGGGTTTCTCGGGGTTATTCTTCATGTCCTGACCTCTCTAGTTCATCAAAGGGACAAGGAATACAGGGTGTGCTTTTCTTCTTTCTCTCGACACTCCAATGCAACGCCGGAGTACCCCGCACCATCGACGTAGTCGTCGGCGTTGAAAACTCCTGTCTTCCTTCGTGCAATTTTCATAAGTTCCATTAGGTTTGCTACGTCTTCTGGTTTAAGTTCACCAATATCGTAAATATATGCATTCCATAGCATTGCGATGTTCTTGTGGTTCTTCCACATGTCTCCGTAGGTCTTTGCGCGGTCGCCTCCGACAAGTTCTGCGGCTTTCTCCAGGGCTTCTTTTGCAGTCATTTACTCGGTGCTCCGTATTTTTCTGTATTCAATAAAGAGAGACAGATGTTCGGCAATGCTTATGCCTTTTTCCATCCCCGGCGAAATTCCAAGATCTGTGTACACAACAACCGCGTTTGCCTTCTTGTACCACTCTGCGGAAGCCTCTAGACCTAAAGCGCGTTGCAACGGGTAGTCGTCGTTCAGAACCTGCGTGTATAAGAGGTGAAACGCTATCGGTGATTCTCCGCGAGACAGGCTGTCGGAAAGACATTCTTTTGCGTAGTCTAGGTTTTCTTTCGCGCTAGAATGACGCCTGTCACGAACATCTCCAAGGATAGCCCTATAAGATCCCTGCGCGAAGGGGCTTTCTAGAATAACACACATCCTTTGTACTGGTAAAAGTACGCGGCTCATATTGCCCATCCTCTTTGCGAATCTTCCGGCATCTTGAGAACGAGGTTCTGCTTGGCTCTCGTCGCACCCACGTACAGAACGCGGTGGGCGTCGTCCGGGTTCTTCTCCATCTCCTTCAAGGCTTTTCCTGAGAGGTCTAGAAACAACAGGACATTGTCGGACTCTCCGCCTTTTGCTCCGTGGATCGTGGACAGTTTGATCTTGGGCTTCTCAAATATGTTGATGCCCCGGTTGAGGAGTGCCGTGGCATAGGCGCGGTCTTCATCACCTATGCGGTCGAGGGCCCTGTCCCATGTATCGTCGGGTGTCTCCAGACCAAAATGACGGCGCAGAACCTCTATTGTAAACAGGTCCTGTTCGTCTGCGCCGCCGAGCATTTTCTTGGCACCGCGTTTCAGACGGCCTCCCCCACTGGATATGTGGTCGTACAGGTTCACAGCCTCCTTCAGGGAGACCTCGTGTCCGGGGCTTTGTTGCAGGTAATTCCACGAGCTAATGGCATTCCGGATGGTCTTTTTGAGAGATGGGGAGCCCTTGCGCTTAAAGTAGTGGCCGCTGGAGGTCAGCCTCTCGGACAAATCATCCAGCATGTAGTTTGCCTGAGCCAGGACGAGCCACTCGTCGTCGCCGAACGATACCGTGTTGGGATCGTAGGTACGTTCCACGCTGCCCTCCTCTAGGCGGGGCATCCAGGCTTTCTTCTGCCTGCTACGGATGCGCTGCACCACGGAGTCTGCAACTGCATGTATGCTGCGCGGAATTCTGTAGGACTGAGAGAGCACCTCCGACCCCCCCGGAAGTTCGACAAAGTGATTGATGTCTGCCCCGGCCCACCGGTAAATGCCTTGGTCGTCGTCGCCTGCGACGAACATGCGGTCGCTGCGGTCGCTAAGGTGGTGAGCTACCTTCCATTGCAACGGGGTGAGGTCTTGGGCTTCGTCCAGGAACACCACTTTGAGGAGGGGGATGCTTCCTGGATTCTCGGAAAGCTCCACCATCATGTCGGTGAAGTCTTTGAGGCCATTCAGGGATTTGAAGCGCTCGTACTCTTTGTACAGGTGCTCAAAATAATAGTAGGGGATGGGAAGCTCTGTTGCGTTGTAGGCCCATTTTGGTCCTTTAAGTGTGTTCCGCGCCAGATCAAACGCTCGCATGATGGGATTGTTGGATTTCATCAGCATAAAGCCGTCGTCGGATATGTGCTCAAAACCATTTGTGGTCAGGTCTATCCCGGCCTCCTTGCTGAAGCTTTTGATTCCCTTGTCTCCCAGAATCTCCGCCCCGTTCATACCAAGAACCTGAAACGCTAGGCTATGCAGCGTCCGGAAGTACAGAAAATCCTTCTCCGGGTTGAGGTTGAACCTTGCGACGGCCCGGTCTCGTGCTTCGTGGGCCGCTTTTCGTGTGAAAGCAAAATATCCTATGTCGTTCGGGGACATACCTTCCGACAGAAGCTGGTCCACTTGGTTCAGGAGGGTTGTTGTTTTCCCGGTTCCGGGAGGTCCAAAGTATCTAAACATTATCAGTTCCTCAGAAAGACATCGATTTCATACCCAAGGATTCTCAGGAGGGCCTCGACCTTGTATATTGAAAGATGGCGACCTTTGCTGACGTTCTCATACTCGGCAACGGTCCGCTGCGGAATCCCTGCTTTATATGCGAGGTCTTTCTGGGTCATCCCGGCCTCCTTGCGAAGGTCCCTTAAAACTTGGCTCCAGTTAAGGTGTTCTGTGGTCAAAACGGAATCTCCTCTTCTTCGTCAAACCGGGACCCGAAACCCTCATCTATTTTCTCGAATGCCGGTATTGACCAGCACCGCACGGTGCGTCCCTTGATTCGGAACTGCTCGGCCTTGCCGTCTATGTCTCGAAGCCGCTGCGCTATTTTATTGGACTTGTATTCGAAGAACTTGTTGCGCTTCAGGAACGCCTCAAGGTCCTTGAGCCTGAAGTATGTGCGGCCTTCTTCTTCGTTGGTCCATGGGCGGCGCAGAAGTATCTCTTCCCGGTCCATCGCGGACTGCATATGCGTCGAGAACTCTTCCAGCATGTCGTAGAACTGTCCGCGAAGGCTGGTATCGTCGGACGTGGAGATCACCGCGCCCTCGGTCCCGACCATCTGGCCCAGCAGATTGTGCATCTGCGCTTCCCAAGCCTGCCGGGTGATGGTGCGGGGCATGAAGTTTATCTGCTCCATGCACAGTATTTGAAAGCGCGGCTGCTTCTGTAGACCTTCAGTGTCGAGTTCGACAGGACTGCCGTTCACGTCTAGAAACCAGAGGGGCGGCTCGCTGTCGTATTTTCTAAGGTTGGCTACGGTTGGAGTGTTGGCCCCTCCTCCGACGCCATGTTTCCGGCTGCGGCACAAATCCTTGTTGCAGAAATTGCAGATGGGCTGGTCAGCGCACTTGTACTGGTAATCCTTCTTCTTTATCTGGTCCGCGACAATGTTGACCTCTTTGAGGTCTAACGCGGGCTCCATAGTCGTCTGGTTGTAATCCAGGATCTTTGTTTCCCAATCGTCGGGATACGCCTTCCGAAGGTATACCCCCAGATTGAACAGGCCATTGTTCCGCGTTCCCTCGGGAAAGCCTTGTCGCATCAAGGCCTGTAGGCACGGCGGGCCGTCCTTGATCTTATCGTCTACGGCGGGAGCGGCCTTGGACAGCAAGCCGTCTAGCTGATCCTCGGTTATTGCGGCGGCTTCGGCTTGGTCCAGAAACTCGACAAGGGTAGCGGCGCTTCCATCCTTGTTGAAGGCGTACCGCAAGCCCCCTTCGTGGTCAAAGTAGGGGAGGTTTAAGAAGTTTCCGTTATCGCCCCTCTCCAGAACCAGCTTGATTTGCTTGGGGAAGACCTCGCATCCGCCGTAACCTATCTCGGCAGCTATTTCCCTTAGTTTAAGCTGCACCTTCTCTGCTTCAATAAATTCCTTGAAAAACAGATACAGGTGCGCGCCTCCGGATTTACTTCGGCATACCACCAGCGGGATTTCCAGACGGATCAGTCGCTTCAGTATCTCGCCGTGGTCCAGCGGGTACTGGTCAATATCAACGGCTCCCCATAGGCACGCATTGTCCTCGTTTATGGGCACAACGCCTATGCTTGCCTTTCCGCCGACATGGGCTTCGTAGGTGGAAAGGGTTCGTGGTTCGTGGACAAATTTATAGATGCCCTTCTGCTTTCCCCGAGCGTCCTTTGTGGTTAGGTCCAAGGCCCCATAGGCTCGGTTCAAGCCACGGAAAAGCCGCGCGAATCTTTCTATTTCTTTTTTCATAGAATTAAAGCGGGAGACCCCTAAACGGTAGGGGTTCGTTTAGGGGTCTCTGCTCCAAGGTGCCTAGAAGGGCGTGTCTTCGTCAGGGGAGGTCTTTTCAGTCTCCCTGACGTGCTTAACGCTCACCTGTCCAGCCATGATGGATTCGGCAAACAGCTTGGCTTCCCCGTAAACGGACAGGTCCGAGACCACGCTGTCCTTGGAGATCTGCCAGCCGTGCCACGAACCATTCTTATTTTCTTCAGGAACGGTTTCAAGTCTCCAGACATGGCTGAAGCGGGGCGGCGTGAAAAGACCGCCCCTCGCGTCCTTCATCTTCAATGACCGCAAGGCTGAGTTCCACTGCTTACTCTTCTTAAACTGCGTGGACTTCATAGGCAGGAGTGCCTGTTGGGTCATGCCGTCTTCGTCAACAATGAGCACGTAATGCTGGGCGGTGCGTTCGAGATAACGCCCGCTGCCCCCGACGACGTAATCCTTGTTGTCGTCGCCGCGCTCTGTTGCCGGAATATCATCCGCCGCACCGTAAATCCGGTGCGGGGCTCCGGTTCCCGTGCCGCGCGGTTCCCATTCGATATACTGGAGGGCGTAGGCGCAGTTGATGACGGTCACTCCGGCCTTACCTTTGACAACATCCTTGGTGACGGTGTTGTAGATATCGCCAGCCTTGGCGTCATCGAGGTCATCCAGTTCGTCGGACATCTTCTGCAAAACCTTCAGGAAAGGGATCGCAAGGTCTTCAGAACCAAGATCATTTACGCCGATACCTGCGTCGGCGGCAAAAACGTCGTCCAGGATTGCAACTTCGGCGTTTTTCGTTTTCGCCACTGCCTTCTTTTTCGCCACTGCGGTCGCCATGTCACTTACTCCTCTTTATGGTTGCTCGTTGCGATATAAAAGCCCCAAATAAATCAAGCGGGATGGGGTCACCCGCTTCTACCCGTTCTCTGAGCCAAGCCTTCAAGGTCATCGGTTCGACCTTCTCTAGCTGCCGGGGAACGAAACCTTGTGAACCGCAAAGTCCAACAAACGCTTTTGCGGTCTCATCCTCTCCGCGACCAAAGGTAACGGTCACGTTGTTTTTGACGAGGTCGCCAAACTCATGGTCTCTCAACCACTGAAAGGCTTCTTCCCTGCGGCCCACCGGAATGGATGCCGCGTATATGGGTTTGACGGAGATCTCTGCTCCATCTGTCAGCGTAAACTTCTGCAAGCCCATCTCCTCCAGAGCCTCCGGTAGCTGCTCGTCGGTGATCTTGTGCAGAGCCTGCTTCTTACCTTTGAGAAGCTGTTCGGCGTC